ATCAGGTGCGCATCAAGGAGGCCCAGCTCTCCGGCACGCCAGAGGGCACGATGGACCGCGTCAAGCCGACCATCTCAAAGAAATTCGACATGCCGATCCCCGAGGATCTCTGAGCTAAAGGGGGCCCTAACCGGCCCCCTTTTCTTTTGTTTCAATTATGTATATGCTGCATGTTCAAGGTCACATTGTGCCTTACCTCCCCCCGGCGTGGGAGGTTCGCCTACCCCCCGGCTTCCGAGCTTCCCCGGTGTGAAGTGACGAGCTTTCCCGTAAAAAGGAGAACCCGTCATGGCGAATACCAATGCGCCTTTCGGTTTCCGTCAGTATCAGGGCAATGGTTCTGCTCCCACCTATGAGCAGGTCGCCGTTGTTATTGACTACAACGCATCCGCGATTTACTTCGGCGACCCCGTAACGCAGCAGGCTGACGGTTCCGTCGCTCAGGCCGCGTCCACCGGCGCCACCCCCACCGCCCTCGGCATCGCTGGCGTTTTCGTCGGCTGTCAGTACCTTTCGGTCGCGCAGAAGCGCACCGTGTGGTCGAACTACTGGCCCGGCTCTGACGTCGCCTCTGGCAATTATGTCACCGGCTACATCGTAAACGATCCCAACGCCCGCTTCATCGCCCAGTCCGATAGCACTGGCATTGCGTTCCCCACGGACATCAATGCCACCATCGGCTTCGCGATCGGCACCGGCAATGCCGCCAACGGCATCTCGGGCGCGTATCTCGACACCACCACCATCAACACCGCGACCTACAACGTCAACGCTCCCTTCAAGATCGTCGGCGTGTACCAGCCCTTCGTCTCGTCCTTCCCCGGCTCCTATGCCAACGGGCAGGCCTATGACTGGGCCATCGTGTCGCTCAACAATGTTGCTACCCGCAACTTCACCGGCGTGTAAGGAGTAAGGTATCATGGCTGTCAATCTTTCTGCCATTAAAGACCTCCTCCTTCCCGGCCTCCGGGGTGTTGAAGGTCAGTACGAACAGATCCCTGTCCAGTACGACAAGATCTTTACGAAGCATGACTCCAAGATGGCTCTGGAGCGCACCGCTGAGATGCGTTTCCTTGGCTATGCCCAGTTGAAGACTGAAGGTGGCCAGACCGCTTTCGACAACTCGGCGGGCGAACGCTTCGTCTACAATCAGGAGCACACTGAGATCGGCCTCGGCTACGCGATCACTCGCAAGGCCATTGACGACAACCTCTACAAGAGCCAGTTCGCTCCTTCCAACCTCGGCCTGACGCAGTCCTTTGCCCAGACCAAGGAAATCTACGGCGCCAACGTGCTGAACACCGCGACCACCTATAATTCGGCGGTCGGCGGCGACGGCGTTGCTCTCGTGTCTGCCAGCCATCCGATTGATGGCGGCACGATCTCGAACTATGCCACCTACGACCTGAACGAAAGCACGCTGTTGGCTGGCATGATTGCCATCCGCACGAACTTCCGCGATCAGGCCGGTCTGAAGGTGTTCGCTCGCGGCCGTCGTCTGGTCATCCCGCCCGCTCTTGAACCGGTGGCGATCCGCCTGACGAAGACCGAGCTGCGCCCCGGCACGGCAGACAATGACGTGAACGCGATCCTTTCGACGGCCGGCGGCCTCCCGGAAGGTTACATGGTTAACGATTACTTGACCTCGACCCGTGCGTGGTTCCTGTTGACTAACATTGATGGCCTTTCCTACATGGAACGCATCAAGTTTGAAACAGATATGCAAGTGGATTTCACTACAGATAACCTTCTTGTCAAGGGTTACGAACGTTACAGCTTCGGTTACTACAACTGGCGCTCGATTTACGGTTCTTTCCCGACCTGATGCCATTGGGGCGGGGCTACGGTCCCGCCCTTCTTTCTAGGCACTTGATCACGCAGACCGGCCTAGCGGACGCTGCACAGACGGCGTGATCTCATCGTGCAGGAGTACCCGTCATGGGGATGTCTACATTCACCGGCCCGATCACTGCGGGCGACATCTTGAATACCTCGGGGACTACCCTCGGGCAGAACGTGGCCAATGTTGGCTATGTTGAGATGGCCCAGACCGTTGCCGTCACGCAGGCGACCAACGGCACTGTGGCTGGCCTTTACACCACTTCGATCGTGATCCCGGCCCAAAGCCAGATCCTCTCGATTGACTTGTGGGTAAACGTAGCGTGGACCGGCGCAGCTTCCACTTTCAACGTGGGCACCAGCACCACTGCGACTGAGTTGGCGATTGCGTCTGACAATACCGCCGTGGCCATTGGCCGCGTCGCTGTCAGCTCTGGAACCAGCGCCACCCGCATCAATAGCTGGGTCGATGTCGGCGGCACTGACGTTCGCATCTATGTATTGTCCACCAATACTGGATCGGGCACCGGCTACCTGACGGTTCGCTACGTTCAGGCTCTCAACCTCGTCCCGTAATCCACTGAACTATTGCCATAGGAGGCAATCATGAAGGGTACTGCTCCGAAACTCGGTCGCGTTCACCGCGAAGAATACAACGGCAATGGCTCCAACGTGTATAAGGAAGCCGAACAGGGTGACGACGGCTTCAAGCATGGCGGCATGCCGAAGCATCACGCTCACCATGCTCATCACGCCAAGCACAAGAAGCATGGCGGAATGGCTCACCACGAAGGTCATGAGGGTCACGAAATGCACAAGAAGCATGGCGGCATGGCTCATCACGCCAAGCACAAGAAGCATGGCGGCGTGGCGCATCACGCCGAGCATGGAATGCATGCCGAGCACGAGATGCACAAGGCTCATGGCGGTGAGGCCCACCACATGAAGCCCAAGAAGCATGTCGAGCACATGCATGGCGAGCACGCTGCGCACCACGCTGGCCGCAAGCCCCGCAAGAGCGGTGGCGGCGTCCTGTCTTCCGCCGCGTCGGGCACGCCCCGTGGCAAGGCCTCGCACTACTAAGGGCATCCTCCCGCCTTGGTAGAGCACGCGGGGGCCTTCGTGCCCCCGCATTTCCATGAGGTGACGGATGTCTGGTGCATGGACACGAAAAGAGGGAAAGAACCCCGAGGGCGGATTGAACGCCAAGGGGCGAGCATCCCTCAAGGCCGAGGGCCACGACATTAAACGCCCGCAGCCCGAAGGCGGCTCGCGCAAAGACAGCTTTTGCGCTAGAATGACCGGCATCAAGCGAAAGATGACAGGATCTGCCAAGGCGGCAGATCCGAACAGCCGCATCAATAAGTCGCTCAGAAAGTGGGATTGCTGAGATGGACAAGCCTTTCTGGGAGAAAGACGCTCCCAAGGACGCCAAGGTCAAACATTTGAACCGTAAGCAGGTCCAGTCCGCCAAGGCCCACGCGCGGGCCGCAGGTCGCCCCTATCCTAATTTGATCGACAACGCAGCCGCAGCGCGAGCTGGTAAGAGGAGCTAAAAATGGGCAGCGTCGCATATTCCATCACGCAGTCCGGCCTGTTCGAGCCCTTTGAGCTTCAGGTCGCGCGCAGTCAGATCTCTTGGCATTCCGAGCAGAACATCTTCGCTTACGGCACGACGCCCGCGACTGCTGGCGCCTTCCGCACTGTCTGGGAGAACATGGCGACGACCGAGTATGTGTTTCCCAGCTCCGCCGTGACCATGCAGCTCGTCAGCACCGGCGTGTCAGATACGGCCTCCATCACGATCAACGGCCTCGATGCAAATTATGCGATCATCTCCGAGACGCTGGTTCTGAACGGCACGACAAACGTCCCGACGACTAAGCAATATTTTCGCATCAATAGCATGGCCGTTTCTGCCGGTAGTGCGACCAATCCCGCTGGCGTTATTTCGCTTTCAAATGGCGGCACCGTCTACGCGCAGATCAACACGGCGGTCTATAACGCTACGACGTCCAGCATCGGGCAGACCCAGATGGCCATCTTTACGGTCCCTGCCGGTTACACTTTCTATGGTTACCGTTACGGCGCCTACTCGTCCTTCAACGGCAACACCGCCAACTACACGACCTACCGCGCCGTCACCAATTCTTCGGCTGGCGTTCAAAAAATTATTTTGCAGACGCCCTTCAACACAACTTACGAAGTGCAACGCCATTTCGCATTCCCCTATGCCGAAAAAACGGATCTGCGGTTTCAGATCGCCTCCAGCGCCGCCACTGCTGCCGTCGTCAGCGTCAACATTGGTGGCGTCTTGATCGCGAACGACACCGGCCTCTAAGGAGCCCAGATGGCCACGAGCGGCACCTACACGTTTAATCCGTCGCTCGGCGAGCTTACGCTCTATGCGTATAATCTCTGCGGGATCAGAAACACGTCCCTGCTTCAGGAGCACATGGAGGCGGCGCGCATGTCTGCCAACATGCTTTGCGCTAACTGGAGCAACCGGGGTGTAAACTTGTGGGCCGTTGACCTTCAGACGGTCCCACTTGTGCAGGGACAGAAGACCTATGACGTGCCCTTGAACACGGTCACGATGCTCGACGCCTACGTCACGATCGACAATGGTAACGGTCAACCAATCGACCGCATCATCATGCCGATCAGCCGCAGCGAGTACGCGAACTATCCGAATAAAGACCAGCAGGGTTTTACGACGACGTTCTGGTTCGACCGCCTGATCTCTCCTAACCCGACTGTCACTCTGTGGGAAGTCCCTGACGGATACAGCGCGCAATATCTCAAATATTATCGCGTGCGTCAGATACAGGACAGCAACCTGCAGAATGGCACGCAAGTTGAGATTCCATTCTTGTGGATGGATGCCTTCGCCTACGGCCTTGCAGCCCGTCTGGCGGTCATCTGGGCCCCCGACAAGGCGCAGCTTCTCAAGCCCCTCGCCGACGAGGCCTACACCATCGCCGCCGAGCAGAACATCGAGACTGCGCAGCAATACATCTCGCCCCAAGTCATGGGCTATTACAGGCCATAAGGGGGCGCAGACATGGGTTACGCTTCCAAGGCAGGCCGTGCATCAACGAGCGCAACGTCGCCGCAGGCGCACGCCATATGCGACCGGTGTGGATTTCGCTACAATCACGTTCAACTCAAGTGGCAGTTCGACTGGCGCGGCGCGTCCTTGCAAAACATTCGCCTGCTTGTCTGCAATACATGTTATGACACGCCGCAGGAGCAGCTCCGCTCGATTGCCATTCCCGCAGATCCAGTGCCGATCCTGAACCCGCGCACGCAGGACTTTGTCGGTGCCGAGCAGGATACGCGCACGACCTCGGGGCAGAATACGATTGATCCCATCACCGGCATCCCCGTGATCAAGGGTTCCACCCGCATCACGCAGACCTATAACACGCGCGTCACGCAGCAGACTGGTGAGCCACCGGGCGGATTAAACACCCAGCCCGGCACTGATCCAAATGCCCCCGGTGACACTGATCCGGGCTTGCCGTATAACAATGTGACCGTGCCGAAGACAGGACCGCTGACATGAGCGTCTCACAGATCCCGAACCTTACACCGGCGACGTCGCTCAATGGCAGCGAGCAGCTTGAGGCTGTTCAGGCGGGGTCTTCTGTCAGGCTTACGACCGCTCAAATCGGCACATATGTCGCCTCGACATATCCTGCGCCGGGCATTTCATCCGTCACCGCAAACTCTCCGCTTTCATCCAGCACCACTTCAGGCGCCGTCACGATTTACCTCCCCACGGCGGCGATCACCAATACCTATCTTGGACAGATGGCTGCGGGGACGGTTAAGGCAAACTTGACTGGCGGCACCGCGTCGCCCTCCGACGTTCTTCCATCTGCCATTCTTGATACGTTTAGCGCGACTCCCGGCACAACCCTCTATCGCGGGTCATCTTCGTGGGTTGCCCTTCCCGTTGGGACAAACTCTCAAGTTCTGACGATCAATGGATCGCTTCCTTCTTGGCGGTCGCTTTCTGTAACAACGAGCCAAATTGCGAACAGCGGTGTGACAGCAGGTACGTATGGAACTGCTTCCAACGTCGCTCAGATTACAGTCCTAGCCAGTGGTCAAATCTCATCTTCCACAAACGTTCCGATTGCTATTGCGGCTAGTCAGGTTTCAGGACTTGCACCATCGGCTACCATTGACACCACAAATGCCAGCAACATCACAAGTGGTGTTTTGGCGTCCGCTCGCTATACCACAACTTTGTCTGCTGCCCTTGACTCTTCTGCCGGGTCTACGCAGGGAAGCATTCTTTACCGAAGTGCTACGGGTTGGACGCAACTTGGCCCGGGAACGCCCGGACAGGTTCTTCAGACCCAAGGTTCTAGTGCAAATCCTCTTTGGGCCGCTGGGTCAGGTTCTGGAACCGTTACTAGTGTGGCGACCGGGACAGGCTTGACTGGCGGTCCCATCACGTCATCTGGCACTATCTCCATCGCCAATACGGCTGTGACGGCAGGATCTTACGGGTCATCCGCATCAGTCGGAACTTTTACTGTAAACGGTCAGGGTCAAATCACTGCCGCAAGCAACACGACGATCAATGCAGTTACGCTGACAACGGGCTCGATCACTACTGCCCCCGTAAACGCGAGTGATCTCGTCAACAAGTCATATGTCGATG